CCATAGTTAACAAAGTCTCTTGTTACATCTGCTGTAACAACTGCGCTACATATCACATTTACACACAAAAGTCGAAAAGCACAAACCATGAAGAAAAGCTAAATAACTTACATCTTTTCTTCATTTTGGTTCGATATTCATTTCAACTTAAACTGTTTTGACGTCATATATTCTTATAATCTCTGACGTCATACGCTGCATCCATACGATGTTTCCGTATGTAAATATGTATGTAAGCTTGCGCTTACTTTGTTGACCATGGACAGCGGTTATTATTTCATGGTGTCTCATCTGCACCAACATTTTCAAGCTGTCTTGATGTCAACTATTCAATTAGAAAAACTTAACATTGGTCATTACGTTGGCTGGACGTTCACAATGTTTTACAGGTATTGTGGCTATTTTTTAATCTGTTTTCCTGCCACATGCTTATATTACATTCCAAGCAAATATTTGTCTACCACTTTTTTCCACATTTTCTGACAAAATATGATTTTCAGCATTTTTACCAGTCACAACCATAACACGAGCCCTTATAAATCATCGGGCAGCCACTATTATGCTGCACTTCCACCTGCTATTTCCTGCCCTAGATAGGCTATCAACAACTCCTCTAGAGTTGATTGTTCACCGTATGACATGGTCACTTTTATGGTATTCCCTTTACCCGTATCCACCTTAATTGTCTTTGTTTTAATATCTATTTTTTCCTCCATCTGCGTTACCTCCATTAAAAAAATCGCTACCCATAGCTCATTTGAAAATGCATAAACTATGGATAACGATTCTAGTTATCACTTATTCTGGTTTGGACTTCTCTTAACGTCCTATGAAGGTATACGCCGGTCTTTCTGACCCCTCATCGCCCCGTATACGTAGAGGTGTACTCACCTCCGGGAATTACAGATGAGCCACTAGCTGTGTTCACGACGCCCTTCTCCATTCCGGAGAAGCACTATCTCCCCTACCTGCATTACGGGGATCGGGACGAACTTCTCGCCCCTCATGGGTTATTATCCTTACGCAACATACCTGCTCCCGCATTGCCCAAACTTCCGTCCAGCCTCTCAGCCTTCATCTCTCAATCCATCAGCCTACTAATATGATAACTGTGACTTTCATCCTGCGGGTATATGATCCGTAATTTTACTCAAATCTGTAACTGATATTCAGTTGTCAATTTTCATTTTCTCATTGGCTTGTCTCAAGCCTGAATATAGTATAAACCAATCCTGTGTCGTTCACAAGGGACTATCATGGTCTATTTTTGCGAAAAAGGTGTCAGTTTGTGACCTTTTTCTGATTTATGCAAAAATATCATACTGCCTTCCGTCGTGATTGTACACTTCGGCAAAGTATGAAATTTGCAAATCGTGTATTCATTATACGATGAGGTTTTGTGTTTGTCTATGGACATGGTTGGTGTTTTTTCAGAGATTTACACCAAAATCTGGTGTTTTAGTGCTTGCATTTAAACAAATGAATAATCTGTGCCTGCCGCACGAGAATATTCAAACAAAAAAATAGAGCGCCGTCGCAACGCCGCCCTTACAAAAACACATAAGTGTTTTATGATTCTGTCCATAGTATATGTAGATTTTTTGAAAAAGTCAATACTTTTCCTCAAAATCTGCTTGTCCAAATTTATCCAAACAAATTTTTTATAACTTTGTAAACAAA